TGCAGGTGACCGTCAGCGTGTCTGCTGCGACCCATGTCCCGCCGATCGTGATCGTCTCTCGTTGTGCCACGGGAAGCGCGGCCCCCGTCCATCGTCGTGTCGCCATTTATGCTCACCCGTTGGGGTATCTGAAGAGGAGGGAGGGGCTTTCGAACTCGTAAGCCCACGAGACGGCATACATCTGGTTCCCGTACCTGCCGATTCTGCTCGGCGTGCTGTAGGTGATGCGTCGTCGCTCGCGATGTTCCGCCGACGGGAACGCCGGACCGGGGACCGTGGGCCATGTGCTGACCCCGATACTCTGGCCCTGCTGCTGGCACGTGTAGGGCGTCTGCTGCCTCACGAGTTGCTCGACAGGGGGGCCGTACAATGTCGGAATCACCACCTTCTGCTGACCCCCACCGCCGAACGTAAAGGTTTCCGACGTCGAGTAGACGCCCAGGTCTTGATTGTACTCGGCCTCGGCCTGAATCGTGTACGTCCGGAACGTCACGTACTCGGCCCCGTCGCCCGTCGGGTAGGACAGATCGAGGATCTTGACGCCCGTCCGGCTGCCGGTGTTTCTCATCGCGTGCCGAACGGTTGACCCGTCCGAGTCGTACAGCACCAGATCCAACCCATCGGCACCATACGCCGATTCGAGGGCGATGATCTTGGTGGACAGGTCGGACACCGAGGAGCCCTGCAGCATCCCCTGAATCGACCACGACGCGACGTATCCCGATCGAAGCCCGATCTCGTTGAATGTCGGCCGCTGACTGATCGAGATGATGACTTCGTTATCAGGGTGCGAGTAGCTGCCGTATCTCAGAATCATGGGGCCACCCCCTGCCGCCTCAGTTGTGCCGCCTCGTTGGCCTGTGCGTTCATCTGCGCTCTGATGCGGTTGATCGTGATCTCTTCCAACTCCTTCACCAGTGGGGCAATCCGCTCCTCCAAGGCATCGGCCAGCCGCGACGGGTCAAGGTCGACGGAAATCGTCTGCTTGATGTCTGCCGTGATCTTGGCTTCAGCTTCGGCGATCTTCCGATCCAAGCCGAGCAGTTTGACGATCTCCGCGAACCCAGCCGCATCCGCCCCGGCCTTCGCCTGCTCAGCCATGATGCCCCGGAATGCGACGTTCCCACGGGCGAACTTCAATTCCTCGCTGGTCAACTGCCCCACGCCGCCCGGACCCGCCACCTTACGGGCGATGTCCAGCGTAGCCTGTTTCTCCCTCACGTCCATCAGGCCGAACTCTTCGCGGGCCGCATCGATTCTCTTGCGGGTCTCCTCGATCAGATCACGCTCGGCTTTGGTGCGCTCGAGGATGATCGTGTTCAGATTCCGCTCGTTGTCCAGCCGGGATTGCTGGACGTTGGCGAAGCGTTCTTCCCGTGCTCGTGGGGCGTTGCGCTCTGACTGTGCCCGCTTTTCTTCCTCGTTGCGAAACTGCTCGAAAAAGCCGACATTAGGGAACACCTCTGCCAACGCCGCGTAGAACTGTCGTCCCGGTTTGGCGAATGTCTCTTCGCCCCCGCCTGCCAGATCGCGGATCAATTCCGACACGCCGCCCAGCACCACCTTAGGCGCGTTGAATGCCGTGATGGTGGCCGAGGCGATCGACAGGAATTTATTATCCGCTCCACCGCCGAAGAACCCTTTCCCGGGGGCCGCTCCCTTGGTCGCTTGCCGGACTGTCTCAGTTGCCGCCTTCACCTCGCGGGCGAATGCCTCCACCTCGATCACCCGAGGGCCGCCCGGAATCAATCCGCCGCCGCCACGCCCCGCGACAATCAGCCCATTCCCACCGCCGCCACGCCCACCCGCTGGCCCAGGGAGGAGCCCACCGCCACCGCCGCCACCCCCTGCACCGCCTCCGCCTCTGGCTCGCCGAAAGAACGCCGCGTATGCTGCCTCGACACGTCGTAGGCTCTCAATGTGGGCATTTTCAACCCGCTTGATGTCGACGAGTTGCTGGTCGACATGCCGGCGCTGTGCCTCGCGGATTCTGGCGATGCTTTGAAGTTGCACCGCCTCCATCTGCCGATGCACTGCCGTCGCCGCGTCCGCCGCCTTGCGGGTGTCAGCCGCCGAGGCAAACACCATACGGACATTGATCACCACGTCGGACGATACGCTAGCCACGACGTCCCCCGATCAGTGCACCGACTGGACCAGCGACACGCAACGCCAGCTCCAATTCTGCTGAGTCGCTCGCCTGCCTGATGATGGCCGCGTTTCGCCTCACGATTGGATCGTCTGGGAACTGCCCTACGGCTCGGCACTCGCTGTAATGCTGATAGGCCTGCCAGTTCTGATCGGTCAACGCTCGGGATTGCTCGGGCGTTCCCTTGGGGCAGCCGTTCTCCCTGATACGACATGGCGGGAGATTGCCGACGGGCCGGCGCACTGGCTCGCCGCGGCTCTTCATTCGCTCCCCCGTCTTCTCGTCGTACACGAACGCCTCGCAGTCCTGGCAATCGCGGTGAGCAACTTCGGGGTGCAGGATCGTCAACCGCACCCCCTCCGCTAGTTTTTTGCCGTGTCTCCCGACTCTACCGCCCCACAAAGCAGCGTCCACAGCTTCAAGACGAGGGGATTGACCAGACGTTTGACGCTGTCGACAGACACCGGCACCGCCTCACCGCTCGGCCCTGCGATGTTCCACGCTGTCACCTTCGCCGCGATCAGATCGCACACCAGACGTGTCCAGCCCGCTTCGTCCAATCCTTTCGACTTGGCCAAATACTCCGCGAAGTCAGCCGCCGCCATCGGTCGATAGGCAAGCTGGATCTCGTCCCACAGTTCACACGCGGGAATCGTCGTCTCGCGGGTGTAGCCATCGGGAATGAACGGGGAGGGCATCGTGTCGCCTTATGCTGTGCTGTCGCTGGTGATGACCAACTCTTTCGTTGCTCCGCTGCTGCGGGCCGATCCCGACAACGTGAGGAGGATCTCCCCCGGACCACCAACCACCGGGGAAGCATCGGGGACCATGAGGGCCGCCACTGCAAATGTAATCGATCGGTTGCCGTTCGTCAGTACGAAGGTTGCCGCACTCGCCCCGCTGGAGTTGATCCCATACAGATCCACCTCATCCGAGGTATACGGCACCGTCAGCGAAAGGGTAACGTCTCGGCCCTCTGTGTGAATGTCGGTCGCGGTCTGGCTGTTCGCGAACCGGCTGTTGATCCGATTGTCGATCGTGAGTTCCCATTGCGTGACCGTCCGCGTCGTGCCCTCGATAGTGCAGACTGCATCAGACCAGACGTAAGGCGGGTCGGTCGGGGCCGCGATCGTCGGGAAAGCAGTCGCCGACACGACCTCCGTCTTGCCGGTCAACTCACAATCGAGTTCCAGCGGGCCACCAGCCGAAGCCCTAAACGTCGCTCGGCCCACCTTGCAGCCGCCGTAAACGAACCGCTTGGCAACCCGATCGATAAGCACGTCGAACGCCGGGAGAGTCTCGGCGAACGCAAAGACGTCCGTGGATTCGTTGGCCCCCATGATCCGGGGGAGGATCAGGTCGAGCATCGAGGGAGTAGCGTGAAACTGCACGCCACCGCTTACCCGATAGATGCTGTCCCGTGCTCGCTCGATCGGGATTGATCGCGTCCCACGAATGCCGTTCGTCTCGACGATTTCCTGTTGCTTCCGCAGGCTCTCGCTGATGAACTCGAACGACTCGGTGTACGATCCGACCGCTGTCCCCGTCGCCGCCATCGATAGGCGACTCTGGTGCCCCATGCTCGCATCAGCCATCAGTTGATCCCCTGATTAATTCTCGCTGCTACCGCATCCGCCAACCGCTGGCCGATCAGTGTAACCGTTGCCTCATTCACCCCGACATGCGGACGGGCTGGCATCCGCTTCGTCCCCGTCTGGTGGAAGTGTGCGTAGGGAACCTCAGTGCCAAACGTCAGCCACGTTGGGCCAGTGATCCACACGGTATCCTCCGTGCCGTTGGGCGTCGTGAGGCTCTCGAACATCCGCCCGGTATCGACGAGGATCGCGGAGTGTTCCTTGCGGGCGATTGTCACCGGGGACAGTGGAGCCCACGCTGCCCCGTTTGGCCCGTGCTGGCCCAGGTACATCTCCCGCTCCCAGTCCTGGATGATCCTGATGGACTCATCGAGGGCCTGCGTATACGGGCCGTCGACTGCGTCTTCGGTCGCCTGGAGAACCACGTCGATCAACTGGCCGAGGCTCGGGTATTGCGTCACGTCCGGCCCTCGCGGTTGGTGATCCGCAGAACGAACCCCGAGACGAACAGATCACGGGCGAAAGCCGTCTGATCGACGATCGCCAGAGGCTGCACTGCCATCGTATAGCCCCGCGTCAAGTCCAGCCGCTGGTTGCTGAACGCCTTGCGGATCGTCTCACGCCACGTCAGCCGCTGATCCAACCCCAGCCGTTGCTTGTCCATCGGCTCCTCTGCGTCGATCCGCAGCGATGCCACGAGGGCCACGAGGACGGGATACGTTACATCATCGCGGACGTTGCTTCCCGGAAGGATCGTCTCCGCCCCGAACGGGCTGATAATCACTGCGGGCATCCGTTCGGCAGGCATCCGGGCAATCTCCACCGCCGCACTCTGGCAGATGACGACATTCGCACGCGAGATGCCGGGCAGGTTCAACGCCTGCACCTGCGTCTGGACTGTCTCCAGAATCGTGGTCAACTCGGCGGGCATTAGACTTGCCTCCGACAGATGACCGTGTAGCGCGTGTCTAGGGTGGCCTGGCTCGCACTCAGCACCCGCCACCGCACGTTAGAGGCGTCAATGATGATGTCGTCTACCTGCACGCCCTTCGCGCCGGCCTGTGTGGCATTGAGGCTGAATCCCTTCTCATCGCCCACGATGTCGATTCCAGCCGCGTTGAGTCGCTGCCGATTCACCAGCCCTCCCACTGCGTTATCGACGGTTACCGACGTGGCACCATCCGGACGGATCTGCCGCAACGTGACAGTCTCGCCGTTGTCCCAGAGGGTGTAGTCGCCGCCGATGTCCAACGTCATGTGGTGGCCTCACCCAACTCTTCAAACGCCCCGACCGCAGCCGCCTGAAGCGTGTTCAAACTCGCGATCTGGCCGAGGATCGCAGTACGGTAGCCGTTCCAATCGACCTGTTGCCCGTCGATGTTGTAGCTCGGCTTCGGGTTGGCTGACTCGGTTGCCAATGCCGCGAGAAGGTTGCTGCGAATCGTCGCGATTTGTTCCGCGTCAGTCGGCATCAGACGGCCTCAATTTCCAGCTTCTTGCGGGTCAACACAACGCCGCCATTGCCGTTCCCGTTGTACGCCCGGATCGCGTCCTCAATGGTCTCCGCCTCGACGATCCGCCAGTCTCCACCAGACCCGAGGGGCCGCAGCCGATACCGTGGCAACTGCACGCCGGGAGGGGTCTCTTCCAACACTGCCACAGTCTCGACCACCTCGACAGGTTCGGCCACTTGCTCCGCCGCTTCCGCCTTTTGCTTCGCCATGTTCTGTGCTCCAAAAAAGAACCCCCGCCAGCTTGCGGCCGACGGGGGCGTATTGTGTCGGCCTCATCAGCCTACTAGGCAGTACACTTCACCATCGCTCTCGGCTCGATCGTGGCGAACGCACCGCGCTCACTCGCCTTGAACCGCATCACGACGTCTTGCGTGAATTCGGCCTCGTTGTTTGCCGGGGCTTGCACCACGGTGAGGGGCCAGTTCTGCATGTATCTGAACGCTCGCCGAGGATCGCCGAGGAACCAACTGGTATCCGTGTTCATTCGGGCCGCCAGTTGATTGGTCGAGACGATGGTGTAGTTCGTGATCGGGTTGCCGGTCTTGGTCTCCGTGGGATTGCCAGTGGTGGCGTAACCGGGAGTCGCAACCGTGATCTCCGTCGCATTGATGACACGCCGGGCAGTGTAAAGCAACTGCCGAGTGCAGATCAGGTGCGACGGATTCAGGAGGATCGGCTCACCGGTCTCAGGGTCAAGCATCCCCGAGAACAACTGTTCGGCCGCGTCAATGTCGGTCCAGTCGACCAACGCATTGGACGCTGCCAGATTGTCCCACGTATGCGTACCGGAGTTGTCCCCGTACGTTGCGATCGTGGTATCCCGGTAGCGGTAACGATGGTCGGTGACGTTCTCGTCGACCACGCAATCTATCGCCCGCTTCTCCTTGTTCAGGCCGAGGGCTTCACCGACTCGCCGACACCGATCCTCCAGCACGCCGGTACGGTCGAAGAAAATGGCTTCCTTCGTCACCTCGACGATCAGCCCCCGCTTGGTGGTCGTGGGCGTGTCGATGTAGGTCTGGGAGACACCCGCCTTCGGGTACGGCTGGCCTTCGTCGACGATCAGGGCTTCATCACCGATGCCCGAGATGCCCGGGATACGCTCGCCGTTGAACTGCGTGTTGACCACGGGAATGATGCCCGTGAACACGAAGGCTTCCTGCTCGTACGCCTCCATTACGGCGTTGTACAACAATTGTCCGCTGATCTTGGCGAACTGGCTGGACGCCACCACCGACGCGGTTTCCCGCAGTTCGGTTGAGGCGTGCTCCCCAGGGGCGTACATCCCGGCAATCTCACGACCATCGGGGACGAAGTTTTCAAACAGCTTGCGGATCGAGAAGTCCGAGAAACGGATCTCTTTCTTTCGCAGTCCGTCATTCAGATCGGAGTAAAACCGATCGGTCTGGCCATCGCGTTGGGCAGCCTCGAAGAGACGCCGTAGTTGAATGACATTCACCATTGCTTAGCGCTCCTGAGTGCAGACCACGTAGTCCACGTTGAGGGTTTCGAGATTGGCACCGCCGTTCTTGACGCCCAGGCCAATTTGCATTTCGGTCGCCGAAGTGAACACGTAGTCGTGCTGAGCCACAGCCACGCCATCGACGAAGAACGACACATAGGCGTTGGTGGCTGAATACGGCATGTACTCAATCCGCAGAGTCTGGTACGCCGCCCCGCCCGCCGTCACAGCCCGCTTCGACAGATTGTTGACGTTGGCCGCCGTGAGTTCGTTGGTCGTCTGGGTCGTGCTATTGCTGGTCTCGGTCTGCCAGACAGTCCCGCCGTCCACCTTGACGAACACCGCGCCGCTGTATGACGAAGGAGGGCCAGCTCCGTTGTCTTGCAGCGAGTTCGCGCCCACCGCATCCAGCAGCCCCACGAGAATGTTGGCGTCGTCCGTGTTGGCCTCGGTGAACTGAACTCTGGCCTCAAAGAGCAACGGCTTGTCCGCCGTGAACCTGAACACCTCGTTCGCCGACTCGATGTAGGCTTCGTCGTTGTCCGCCACGGTGCCGTCAGACGCCACGAGGGCAATAATCCCATGCGCCGCATCCCCGACACTCGCCGTGCCGGAATCGGTGAGGGTGGTCACCCAGTCCGCCGAGTCGACGTCGCGGAGAAAGTCGTCTTGAATCGTGAATTGGTTCCGGAGTCGCAGCAACTCCGGCAGCCCATCGGTTCGAACCGCCATTGCGGCCTCCTTTAGTTGGAACGAATGGCAGCCAGAAACTGCCGGGAATCACTGGGATACGACACCGCCGCAGCCACCGGAGGAGAGACAGCCGGACGCCCCGCCCGCTGCGTCACCGGCCACGATTCGAGCAACGCCGCCCGCTTGCCAGCGTCGACCGACAGAAGAGCTTTGAGTCGCTCGGGGGTCACCTCTCGGCCAGATGATTCGAGCAACTTCCTCGCGTCGTGATCGGCCTTGACCACCGCGAACCCCTCCATGAGGGCATCGAGTTTCGACAGCACCGGGGCCAGCGATTCGGCCACCGCCTTCTTCACGTCGGGCATCTCTTCCTGCTCTTCCATCTCGGGCTCTGGCATCTCGCCAGTGGGGGCCGCGTCGGACTGCAGCATCTCCTGCGCCTTGAGGATCGCCGCGATGCGCTTCATTTTGCTGGCTCGGTCACCGTCACCGGCTAGCACTTCGGACACCATCGCGCCGAAGTAGTCTTGGCCCTCGGGAATCAGCTTGTCGGCGTATTCGCCCATGCCTTCCGCCTCAAGGGCTTTCTGTTCGCCCGCCTCCATCGCACCTTCGCGGATGGTTTTCATTCGCGTCTCGCTTTCAAAAAGCCCCGCATTGGTGGCGGGAGTCTGGACTAGATCAATTGAGTGAACCCGCTCGACGGTCTCGACGATCACCTGCTTGCCGTCCATGCGGACGGTTCCCTCGGCGTGATGCGACAAGCCGATACGGTTCGGATTGCGCTCCGCTGCCTCTGCGACGAGTTCCGCCTGCGGATGCGACTTGAGGTAGTGCAGGTCCCCGTACACCGCGCCCTGCTCCTGCCGGACGTTTCGAATCCAGCCGAACGCCTCGGCAAGGGGCCGATCTTTCCGCTCGGTTGCGGGGTGATCCACATTGACGGGAGCACCCTCGTACAGTCGGGCAGCCTCTGCCATCGCACGCGGGCTGTAACGCCTGCCGTTGCGGCTGTCCTGCCCAAGGATACGCACACCCTCGATCAGACCGGCTTCGCGGTCTACTCGTCGGGGGGCAATGGTTGTCTGTTCGGTGAGTCGCATAGAACGATTGTCACCGACTGCCACTCCCCCGCAATATCTGCCCTAATAAAATGAGGCGTTCATACAAAATCGACCCTAGTTAAACTTTTTACTAGGGTCATGGAACCCGAATCTTGCGGGCTGCGGGCTCGGCCTTGGTCTCCAAATAGCACCGGCAATTCGGGTGCGCCGGCGGCCCGCCATTCTTCACCACTTCCGCCGATGCTCGCACACCACCGGGAGCCACGAGGTTATCGAGGACCAACCCCCACAGATCCGGAACCTTCCCGTGTAGTGGCCGACAGACGGGGCAGACCTTGCCGTCCTTCTCCGTGATCCACCGCGTCACGAGGTTGTACCCTGCAGGCTCGATCACGATTGCCGTCGCGTTGGTCCCCTCGGTCTGTGCCAACGTCGTAGTCGTGGCTGCGGTCACTGCGTCACGATCCGGGCCGAGTGCAGACACAAGCACGCTTTCGACGTCCGCCGCTGTGCCTGTGCGGATCAGGTCACCCGATGCTGTGACGACCTCTTTCGCCGACTGCATAGACGACCGTGCCGACTCTGCCGCGATCGCCTGCGCCCGTATCAGTGCCTGCCGGTATGCCTGCGTCCGGGTCTCATCACTCGGCTGTTGACCGGCTGGCAGCAGTTCCTCCACGTGCTGGTTCAACGCGGCAAGGATGATCGCGAGAAGGATCAACGTGAGTTCCCGTCGCCGCTCCTCCTCCCAGCGGTTCCAATCGGCCTCGCTCACGTTGCGGATGTCCGGGGGATTGCCCAGCATCTCCCGCAACTCTCGCCGCTGACGTGACGTGAGGCGAGACAGCCGCTTCGAGAAATCGGACTCCACACCCATCCGGTTTGCTAGTTCGCTCACTTAGGAATCTCCGTGATTTCCGCCAAGATCCCACCGCTCGGAGTCTGAACCGCCTTGTTCACCCTAAACTTTGTCCCACGAGGATAGAGCACCTCCGCCTCTGTGCGTCCCTGCATGGACACACCCGTAATATCGACTCCGCTCTTTCCGTTGACGACAAGAATCACATTGCCCTTGTAGGTGTCCTTATTCTTGAACGCCTCAGCCTCGCCAGACCGTGCCTTTGCTCTCGTCGAAACGTAGGCATCGTCAGTGAATGTTCCACCAGTTTGCAACATTGAAGCAATCCGTCGGCCTGATTCCGTGTTGGTATCAATCTGGAAGGATCGCAGAGTCCGCCCGGGCTTCTTTTCCGCTCGCTCCAGATAACCGTCGATGCTTTTGGCAATCGTCTTGGTATCCTTACTAACCTTCCCCGATCGTAGTTCACTGTTGACCTGCTGGAATTTGTCAGTCGTATAATCCTTCACGGCATTGATCTGCGTCGGACTGGGCTTCTGTTTGGGTGTCTTTTTTTTTACAGCCGCTGCGATAGAACCACCACCACCACCTCCGCCACCACCGCCGCACGTGTTGCCAGACGTGAAACCGCCCGCGCCTGTGCCGCAATTCTCGTGCAGTTCGCTTTGATGCAAGGTCTCCAAGATCGCCCGCGCTTCGGGCATGGTTGCGACACTCTCTAACGCCGCCACGACAGCAGCGTCTAGGCTCGACTCCCGCACATTCCCGACGATCCCCGCTGCCCAGTCCACGCCACTGGTCCCACCCCAGCCCAACCACGCGACATGACCGGCATCCCGCCACGGCTCGCCCTCGAACTCGGGGGCCACGTCCGCATTCTTCCGGTGACGGGCAAACGCCGCCATCCGCCCGACGGTCTCGCGTGACAGGTTCTCCCCGCTGGCCAGTTGATTGGCTCGCGTCCATCCGACCTGTGTCATCCCGGCCACCGCGTCCCCGTGCTTATCACGCCACTTCAGCACCCGCCTCGCATTGTTGCGGGCTGCCTCGGGAGGGCTGTACGAGTCCTCGGCTTCCCTGACTGGCATGATCGACGGGGCCGGCGCTTGGGTCGGTCCCTCTTCCGCTCGATTGCGTTGCTCCTCCTCCCAATCCAGCCCCATCTGACGGGCTGCAGTCCTCTTGCTGACGACGCCCATGCCCAATTGGATCTGGGACACGTCCGCCAGTTCCCGGGCGTTCCTGCTGGCCACAGAGGGCTTCTGAACCGCGATGTCCACGAGGGCCTCGATCTCGCCCCACGGTCGGGCAGTCAACAAGCCCCGATCGTGTTCGAATCGCAGCACCTTCCACAGCAACGCGGTGAACTCCCTCGCGTAGAACGACTGATCGGCCTCGCGGGCTTTCACGAACGGGGATTCGGCCACCAACGTGCTCGCGTAGTTGGCGTTGCTGGCGTCACCGGACACCATGTACTCCGGCATGGCCCACCGCGTCCCCACGATCCGCAGCACGTACTGCGACACCTCCAAGAAGCCGCTGTTTCGTTCGGCTCCCATCGGCCCCGGCTTGTAGACCAGCCCCGGCGATGGCTTCAAGATCGTGCCCGGCTTGTACCGCTGGACGTTCTGCGTCTTCTGTCCACCGCCGACCACCTGCCGGCCGTACTGTGCCACGGCATCGGACGCCCCGAGGGTCTGGATGCTGGCCTGTGACGTCCCAGGGGGAGCCTCCAAGATCCACGCGATCGCAGCCTGAAGCGCCGCACCCTCTGCCATGTTCCGCCGCAACTTCGCCTCGCGGCTGATCTCCTCGACCACCAAGAACGTGTCCGAGACGCCACGCTTGGCATTCCGTGAGACGTTCCGCTTGATGTGGCACATCCTGCGGGAGGGGATGTAGTCCCAATCCAGACCGCCGTCATCCCGCGACAGGTGATACCCGAGGGCTTCGGCTGGACGGTTCGCCGGGCTCCTCACACCGTAGGACCACGACGTGACGCCCTCGAAGTCCTGCAGCCAGTCCTCTAGCTGCCGCACGTTACCCGGCTCGCGGATCTGGTCGGGCTCCACCATGCACAGCGTTGGCCTGCCGTTCGTGCCCAACTCCAAATAGCCGAACGCCTCGCCATCCTCCCGACTGCGGTGATGCAACTCCCGATCGAGGGAGCCCACCATGTCCACATCGTCAACAAACCGATCGATCACCCGCTGGCACAGTTCGACCAGTTGAGCATCGGCACCCTGTGCGGTGAACTCGAACCCCGGGCCGAACGTGTATTCCGCCAGCCTATCGAGGGCAGCAGTCGCGACAGGCGTCAACAGCGACAGGTTCCTGGCTGCCCCCCGAATGTAGGCTAGGTCCACCTCGCTGTCGTAGTACGGCTTGAACCGCCCATCGCTGCGATCGGTGACGCTCGTGAACGGGTTGACCGCCGTCGGATAACCGAACGACGGGTCGTCGTACAGGTACTGCCTACGGTCGATCGTCTCGGGGACAAACGCTTCCAGCAGTGCCCGGATCGCTTCGCTCATTGTCTCGCCTCGTTCGCTTAGTCTTCCGCCCACACCGCAGACACTCGCGGTATTCCACCCGTCCCCACGACGAACGCACCCGCATTGGATGCCCACAGACACACCACACGATCAGACTACGATACCGGCCCAGCGTCATGGAGTGTATGCCAGTTCCTCCGAGTCGTATTCTGTTGCCGCGATCCCGTTCAGCGTCCGCACCGCCATCTCAAGCGCGTCCGGGCCGTCGTCATGGTCGCCACGAGGGAACTCCCCGAGTTGATCCAGCAGCAGCCGGGAGCCCTGCGAGTCCGAGAATCGGAACATGTCCGCCGCCAGCAGAGGGCCGAGGGAGGACAACCTGAGGATCTTGTTCCCGGTGTTGATCACTGTTTGCAGTGGCAGCATGATCCCGTGAGACATGGCCGCACTCTGGAACGACTCACCGAGGACCCGCTGGAAGCCGTTGCCCTCCAAGACCATCAGGTTGGCCTTGTGCCGGGCGTACATCCCCACCGCATCCGCTGCGATCTCCGTTTCGCTCCGCCGCCTGATGTCCGCGTCGACCCACAGCCGACCGCTGGCCCTGCCCACAAAGACGATGGCCGAGAAGTCCCCCTTGCGGTCATCGGCACCCAAGCTCGGATCAACCGCCACCACCCCGAATTCGAACGCATCGGGCCACCTGGCAGCCGTCACCTTGTCCCCCAGGTATTGACCCCACTTGCTCTCCCCCCACTTGCCCGGGCGTTGCTGGAACATCGACCGCCACCAGTACTCCGACCGCTCCCGCCGCATCTGCTCCAGCCGCTGGACAGGATACCGCTCGGGCCAGAGGGCTTCCCCCGGCTGTCGGCCCAGCACGTCCCCCGACTCGGCCAGCGCCGGCAACGTCAGCCGCCGGATCTGTCCCCCGCCCTTCAGCAGCCGCCCGAAGATGTCGTCCTCATGCCATCTGGTCATGATGCCTATCACGACTCCGCCCGGCTCAAGTCGCGTCGATGCCGTGGACTGCCACCAATCCCAATGGTTTTCCCGGGTGGTCGCTGACAGGGCTTCCTCCGCGTTCTTCACCGGGTCGTCAATGATCAGCAGATGTGCCCCTCGGCCGGTCATCGGACCGCCCACACCTGCCGTGGACATGCCACCGCCTGCCGTCGTGCTCCAATCGTCCGCCGCCGTGTTGTCCCCCGACAGTCCCCGACCGAACACCGGACACGACGACTCCACGAACACTTGCCTGGCCTTGCGTCCCCACGAACGGGCAAAGGTCGCCTCATATGCCGCCAGCATGACCCGCCGATCTGGCCACACCCCGAGATACCACGCCGGGAGGAACTTGCTGACCAACTCGCTCTTCCCATGCCGAGGGGGAGCCTCGATCAATAGAATCGGCTGGCTCCTGCCGGTGATCGTGTCACAGATGGCTTCGGAGATTGCCGCGACATGCCGAGGCAACAGAAACCGCCCGTCAGTTGCCGCTCGGGCAAACAGTGCCGGTGTCAGACACTGCCTCACCCTGTGCAAATCGGACATACCCGGGCTCCTGCAACAATGCTGCCACCGTATCCGCCGTGCTGTTGACGTTCACCTGCACCGCAGCCGCCGGCGCCGGCTCGTTCTGCCCGTGCATTGCCACGACTACCTTCGCCGCGTTGACCCTCGCCCGGACTTCCTCATTCCGATCCAACGCCACCCGCAGCAAGGCAGCCGGAAGAACGGTCATCGCCTCATCGGGAATCACCCAGCCCTTCCGCACAGCCGACGCGATCAGCCGCAGATCTTTCCCCGGCGTCCGAGGGTCGATCTGTGCCACAGTGGGAACAGGCGGGGGAGTTGGCTTCGCACCGCCCCCCAATCCCCCCGTTACCGGCTTGTCATCGGCTGGCCTGATCATCGCCCTGCCCTCCTCTCTGCTTGGCGTCCTGTCAGCGTCTCCCATCGCTTCACGATCACGTCGCAATACTGCGGGCTGATCTCCATGCCGTAGCACTTTCGGCCGAGTTGCTCGGCGGCGATCAGAGTTGTGCCGGAGCCGAGGAACGGGTCGAAGACGTCTCCCTCTCGCCAACCCATACACCAAGCCATAAGTTCGACTGGCTTTTGCGTCGGATGTTCTTTTGCATATGACGTGACAGACTTCCGAAACATTTTCGCGGGTGTGTCGATGTTGGTCCAAGCCATCTCACACATTGCAAGCGTAAAGTCCTCTGGTTGCTTTTTGTCCCAAACGAAAAAGCCCTTTCCGGGCCTCAGATCAAAGTAGTTACCTCCCCACACAATTGCACTTTCGCACTGATCGATAAATCGTGACGGCTCAACTGGCTTTGCGTCCCAATCTTGTTTTTCGTGTTTTTGACGAACTGGGTTTGCCGCGATCCCGATTCCATACGGCGGATCGGTCAGAAGCAAATCCGCCTTCGCCCCTGCCATCAGCCGCCCCACATCCTCCGCCTTCGTCGAGTCCCCGCACAACAGCCGATGATCCCCGAGAATCCACAGATCCCCCGGCTTCGTGATCGGATCGACGGGAGGCTCCGGCACCTCGTCCTCAACGATCTCCGCAGCGTCCGCCCCGTCGAGAATCCCCGCATCCTCCGCCAACGCCGTCAGCATGTCGGCAAGCTCTTGGCTCCCCGTCTCCACATCCTCCAGCAGTGCCCGCAAGGCATCCGCGTCTGATTCCGCCATCGCTCCCAGCGGGTCGAATGTGGCAAGGATCTTGTCCGCCTCTTCCTCCGTCACGTCCAGCACGAGGACCGGTATCTCGGCATTGTGCAGCGTTTCCGTTCTCAGGTGCCCGTCAATCAGCATCAGGCCGCCCTCTGGCGTTTCCCGGGCCAGCACAGCCGAGGCAATGCCCACCTCCGCCAGAACGCCGCGTAGTGCGTTTGCCTGTGCTTCTGGATGTTTCCGCCAGTTCTTCGGGTTGGGCTGGAGCTGTGAGGCTGGCACCCGCCGCAGTTCCTTGATCCGGTCTCGAATGTTCACGACGATCTCACCTGCAATGTGGCCACAAACACCCGCGTGTTACTCCCGCTCGTCGTCGCCGTGCACTTCAGCACGTAATCCGTCCCAGCAGTCCCCCCGCTGATCCGAACTTTCGCCCCCTCATTCGCCGCGACCTGTGCCCCGGTGAACTCATCAGCGAAGGCCGATGCCTGCACAGATGGCGAACCGATCGTCAGCCCTGATGGAGTCGCGGTGACCGTCACCGATGACAGCGTTTCGGCACTGGCCAACAGGTTGCCAAAATCCAACCCAAATAGGACCGACTCGTCCGGGTGTTTCCACAGCACGCGTTCCGCCGCAATCATCGGTAAGCCCTCCCCACGTCTGGCCGCTGTCTGCCCCGTGCCACGTCGGGCCGGATGGATCGCATTGTCTCAGGCCGTAGCCTCGCACGCCAGACCGGTGTCGGTGTCTCTGCAACAGCAGCCCCGATCCCATAGCCCAGCGTGAGAACCAGTCCCGGACTTCCCCAGGCACCGTAACCCATGCTGATGATCGCTGACGCACTGCCGTTCATGTCAGTTCAGTGATACTCGTGGGATTGTTGGCATCGTTCAGAGAAAAGGTCTTAGCTGCCGTGCCGTCCAGTTTGTGCAGTGTCAGAGTTTGGCCCACGATGTCCCTATCGCCCATCTGTGCGATCAGTTCAAACATGGCTTGGGCCAGCGTCGGGGCAACACCCGCAGCACGATACGACTCGGTCATCTGGCCCGTGTAAGCCGCCGTCGCGATCTCGCTTGCCGCACTTGCTGCCAGTGCGTTGGCATCAATCGCACCCGCTGCAAAATGCGTGTTGTCAATCACTGCGGGCTGTAGGTCATGGATGACAGCCGCCATGTGTCCGGTACCCGTGATTCTCACCTCGACGTTGCTGGTGTCTGACCGAGGAATCCGCCCGCCGTACGTCCCGGCCGTCGTGTGTCCGCTCATCGCCTCGTCCCAGACACCATCGGCGATCTCACCGACCGCATCCGTAGCCAATGCCGAGGCCGTGAGGACATTCGCCGCCATCGCCCCGACACTCGCATCGATCCGGCCGCTTACGAGGGCCGTGGGGAGCCTGCTCTGGATGTCCTCGGTGTCCGCCTGGATGCCGTCCAACTCGCCCTGTAGCGTCGTGCCTGTGTCGACCAGAATATCAGCCAAGATCTTGCCCGCTTGGCTGCCGCTGTAGGTTCCGGGGAGTGTCGTCGTCCACGGATCGCCAGCCGACCCGGCAGCATTGAGCGAAGCCCCCGTGCTGCCCGCTGCCAGATGGTCGCCGCTCGCCTCATCCCAAACGGCATCGGCAATCGTCGCAGCCGTGGGCGGGGCGGTGTAGCTGGACGTCGGCAGGGGCATGCCGGTGACAGTCACGCCGTTCCACTGATCAGTGTTGGCCGACACCCGATCTGTGACCGCCTTGATCGTTGTCCCACTCAGGTTTAGCGTCGTGGTCGGGCTGCCGATGTTGGCGAAGTCGATGCCCGCCTCGCCACCCGAGGACACATCGAGAGAACGCCCCGCCGCCGTCGGCTTGAGGCACGCCGTTTTTCGCAGCGTGAACCGCCCGACCACCGTTCCCACCGCCGACACGCTATCGACCGTCCCCGTAGTGATCACTACATCGAAAAACGACCCAGCCGAGTAGAACGCATCCGAGGTGTCGATTGCCACATGATTCAGGCCAGTCACCCCGTCAAAGTCCGCCGTGAGGGTGACGCCCGTGGTCGTTTGGGTCGTCGAGTTGTCCTTGTAGACCGAGAGTGCCGGAGTCCCGGCCAGCGTAAACGGTGCCCCGCTCGATGGTTGCATCGTGGTAAACTTGAAGTAGATCGTGCTCGAAGTGTCGAAGTCGCCGAGACTCATTTAGATCACCCTCGCCACTGGTAGTGCCACGCTGCCGCCGCCCCCGCCCGTGCTCCCGATCTCCGACACGATCACCCCGATCGGATGCTGCTCGGCCGTGTTGGTCGTCCATGCCCCGGCGTCTGTCCTGGTCGCACTGTAGAAAGAGTCGCCCATCATCGACGCCTCTAGATGCCCTGCCGCGTTGTAGCCGATCGTCGTGATGTTTACGTTGGTGGCCGTCGTCGGCTTCAGCGTCACGTAATACGTGCTACCTCCCGACACACTCACATCAGACGAAAACACGCCCTGATAAACACGACTCGACGCCGACCGGATCGCGTTGCTGTCGACACTCACTGTGCCGAGTGCCGTTCCGCCCGAATCGTAGAGCACCAGATCGGCGTTGGCGCTCGGCGTGAAAAACGCGGCGATGCCCCGCACCTTCATGTCGGCGTGCGGTATCCACAGATTGCCGCGCTCGTCGGGAGTGGACCCGGAATTGAATGCGCGGCTCGTGAGGGTCTCTGCTGGTTGTGCGCCGGTGAAAGTCCCGAAGGTGCCGTCACTGTAGACCAGCAAGATGTTCGCCAGATTGGCTGTCAGTGCCCATGTCGTGCCGTTGTAATGCGCTGGCGAAGTTTCTTGTGGCATCGGCCCCGCACCGGTCCCCACTGTGTGGTGCGAAAACGTGATCGAGTCGCCCGCGTCGAATGTCGCAAACTCCCATACGACGGACAGCAGATCCCCCTGCGTTACCGTACGATTAGTTCCAAGAGTGATCGTTCTCCACGTGTTGGCTGTTATGTCCGCGTTGCCGATGCTGGCGGTCTGATCCTGCGTCCCGTCGGGCTGTGCGGGAGGGCCAGCGGTCAGGCTCGTGTCCTGCAGGCTCAGCGTGAGGGCCGTCGTTGCCCCCTTCGTGATCGCCCCAAATCGGAAACCGATCCCGCTAATTGTGCCTGATTTTGGCACCACACCACAGACCGCATGCCGATGCGTGCTCGCTGTCAAGGCCGTCGACGCCGTGAACGACAGGTTGATGTTGTCGTCGAAAACGGGCAGCAGCAACGGCTGGCCTGGCCACACGTTAGGCATTCCGCACCCCCGCCGCCCACAGTGCAGCACGCGCAACAAACTGATCGCCGACGGCCTGCAGCTCCTCCGCTGTCACTGCCTGCAGCCACTCGTGTATCGTGATCCCGTCTTGTCGGCTGAGCACCTCGCCCGTAAACGAACTGCTGACCTGCCACCGCATCACGTAGGTGCGATAGCTGCCGCTCGGCAGGCTGACCGTGACGACCTCGCCCTGTGCCATGTCGATAGACGCCGCAGCCGCGTCAGCCATTGTCTACCCCCATCTTGCAAATCAGGTCCGGCCTGTCTTGATCTGTCGCATCGCTGAACAGCCACACCGCGAACCGCCACGCGAGATTTTCCAGCAGCGATCGCAGCAGCAGCACCCCGATCGTCTCGATCAAGATACCACACCTCACGTCTCGCTGCATGGCGTGCTCACAGTCGCGGGCAACGGTCTCCGCAACGAACGCCGGTTGATATCGTGCTGGCCGCCCCGCTCGCCTTGCCCACCTCGCCGCAGCCCTGGCCGTCTGTCTGGCCAACACCGTGAGATGCACGTTGGCCGCGACCCGCTCAGCCTCAGTCGGTGGAGCACCCACGGCGACACGTTGCTGCTCGTCGGCCCAATATTCGATCTCAAGCAGTACCGCGAGTTCGTTGACGGTCATTCGAGGCTGATCCTAATCGTCTTCCAATTGGTGGCCACCCTGACTTCGTTGCGGGGTGGTGACCAGACAGCACCCTCGACCCGGTAGCCGATCCCCAGACCGAATTTCTCCACCGTTCCCCGAGGTGTCGGGGCGTCGAAAACAATCTTCGGCTCCGGCCCGCTCAGATCGTACCTGCCCTTGATCTCTCCCACCTGCAGGGTAACACCGTCGGTCACCGTCGCCGTCTGCGGCTGGTCTGGGACAAACACAAACCGCCCGCCACGCCCTGCAAACCTGCGGATGGTGTCAACGGTCGTCTCCGTCTCTGGGGCTCGCCGTGGGGCTGCTACAGGCTCACTGACGGGGTTTTTCTCGCGGTAGGCTGCAACCAATTGCTCGACAGTCTCGCGCCCCCGCCAGCCCACGATCTGCCAGTATCTCCCGTCCCCACCCTGGAAAATCCATGTTGGCGTGCTCTGGCCCTCCCGAGGGGCCTGGCGGGTCACCTGGAAGGGGAATCCATTCTGCTCGATCCAAGTGTCGGCCGCAGCACATGGCGGGCAGTTCGGGCTCGTGACCATCCAGACGCGGGGGAGCGCCGTCGCGATCATGGCGGGTGATGACGTCCCGCTATCCGCTGTAATCGGTGCCCGGGGGTGAGTAGTCCCCGTTCCCCCTGTCTGGATTGGCCCCGGGTCGGTGAACTGGCCGAGGGCCGCGAGTAGGATCAGTGTCTTCACGCCATGAATCCCTTCCAATTGAAGGTGCGGGGCTTGAACCCCTGCACTCCGGACACCGTGTATGCCCCGAAGGGCTGGCTCAGCAACTGTGTCATAACATCGGTAGTCACCGCAAACCAGCCGTGATCACCCCAGCCCTGTCCGTGGGAGTTGGCAACCCAGATGATGCCGTCAGATTTCTGGTAGTCGACTGCACACACAGCGTGACCAGCAGACCGATTCCCCGAGATGCGATCGATCACGCCGCCCCGATACGCTGCCATCTGGGTCGTCCAGTACATCCCGAACACGGTGGCCCCAATCCCTGCCCCAAGCCGTTGGATCACCTCCTCCCCAGTGTTGGCTCTCGCGACGGACTGCACTCGATGTTGTGCCGCCCGTCCTAAGAGATGCTGCGGTAGTTCACGGTCAAACAACTCACCCTGCCGCCAGTACGGAAACTCGCTTTCAAGCACGGCCCCAGTATCCCTCGAAGCCATCACAACGGCCTCGATCGATACGCCGTTGTCCCCACGTTGCAGCGTCTGCGCCCAATCGAGGGCCGCCAGATACGACCAGCGGGCCGATAGGTCTTCCGGCTGCGTTTGGAACGCCAAGTCAAACAGCCGGGATTCCTCCAAGGCCATCTGTGTCGCACAGCCAGAACAGCTATTTCGCGGCCCCTGATTCATGACCCGCAGCCACCGCCTCGCGTTAAGCGTCTCGGGGATGTCGCCCGCGACAATTGGCGGAGAAGTGCACACGAACGCCACCCGGTCAATCTCGGCGTGTGACGGTTCAAGGCAGCCTAGACCGAATTCACTCATCAGACCACCCCCGCGAGAGACTCAGCAGCACACTCCGCCATCGCTCCCGATCCCATTTGTCCTGTTCCCCCGCAGCGTCCAGAATCGCCCGCTCCAGCCGCTCGTTCGCCACCCGCCTAGCCTCGATCTGCTCCGCTCTCCACGCCTCAGCCGCTGACGCCCAGTCCCCCGGGTCGGTCTCGGATGTCCGGGCAGCACGCTGGGAGAGTTCGCGGAACAGGGTCAACCGAAACTCCCGGGCCGCCTGCTCGACCTCGTCCTGTGCAGGCGGGGGGACCGTGTCGCGCGAGGAGTCTCGCACGGGAGCACACCCGAGGACCGCCAGCAGGAGGACGAGGGCGAAGAGTCTCACGGCTTGGGTGGCTCCGGCGCGTTGGTCTTCTCCCACTGATCGACGACAGCCTTCAGCCGAGGCCATTCGCACGCCAATGCCAACTGATAGACCGCCTGGCAGAACTCCCGATGCCCTGACGATCCCGGCTTGGCCGCGTCCCTCGTGGGCTTGGCAAGGAACGCCTGCCCCACACCGCCAGCCGCAGCCAGCAGCGCGGGGACGCCAGCCCAGACCGCGAGTTCCCCGGGGGTGCCGTCGGCCGTGGTGAGGCGACCGAGGTTCCCCGAGGCGATCAGGCCAGACAGGACGGACAGCAGTTGTGTGATCAGGCGGGGCCAATTCATGGCTTCGGGCTCGGCGGGGGCGGGGTCGGCACCAGAGGCGACGGGGGGCCGATCCGTAGGATGGCGATGATGATGGCCGTTATGCCTGCCATCAGGTCCTCAGCCGCCTTGTGCACCTTCGGGTTGACCGATGCCGGGGGAATTCCGGCAGGGGGGGGCAACAGCGCGAGGGCCTGTTGCAGGCGGGTTTCGAGTTCTTCAGGTGTCATTGTTTGGGCTTCCAGTTCGCACAGGATTGGTGAAGTTCTTTGATGTCCCGTTGTGTCATCTGATGCTGTTCTTCCAGCCGGTCAATCGCCCCCTCCAATTTGGCAATCAGGCTGTTATGCCGATCCGCCGCCTCGACGACTTTCGGGCCGAGATTGACCACTGCCCAGCGGATGGCATAGATCACGGCACCGATCACCCCGACGTTGAGCACGTCCCGCAGAGCCTCAAACACGGCACCGGGAGAGACAGCCGCGCCGCTCTGACCGCCGTCGGCCACGGTCGCCAGCACGGGGGCCACCTGCGCCAGGAGGGCGACCCCGAGGACCACCACGCCGACGATTGTATTCACTGCTTCGGCCCCACCGGTACAACCGCCGTACTGGTAGCCCACCGCCTCAGCAGGTCGATGGCCGCCGTCACACCCACCGCCGCGATCGGCTGCCACACCCCGAGATTGAGATGCCCGAGGTTCTCCGCCAGTACGGTCAACCCGGTCCCAATGCCCATCTGCACGACGTGCAACATCACCCGCCGCACGTCGTGGCCGCTCAGTTTCCCCGCCTCACTTCCCACCGCTTGTGTGTCCATTTCGGCACCTCCGCTAGCGATTGTGGGGGACTGGCGCGATGGCGTCAAGGTTTATTCGGTTTGCGCGAGCAACCGCCATGCGAGCGCAGCCACCGCTGGAACTTGTCCGTTCCCAATGCATCTAAGGCGGTCCACCCGATTGGCCACCCCATCAGCCACTCGACCCAAGCCGGATTCAACTGCGCATGGGTCGTCTGCTGGGTCTCGGGACCACCATTTGTGGCAATCCTCCGGGCAATCCTGCCCCCCTTGTCCACTGCTGCAAGAGATGCCCAATTCGTCCCGCAGTCCAGCCCCTCGCTGGCACATGGCGTTGGCCACATTGTCGCCTCGCCCTCGCCAAGCCGACGGAGCGCTTTCCGCTTCTTGCTTTGGCAGGCTTTCGAACTCATGGCTTGGAATTCCGGCGTGTCGCCCACCATCTCGGCCAGCAACTTCAACTCCCCGTCCGACCGGTATCCCTCCGTGTTGGGCGTTGGCCACATCTTCACCACCATTCCCAAGTCTAGGTTCCTTCCCCTCTCCATCTCCCGCATCGTCCCCTCGATGCTCCTCGATCCCTTGCTGCCATCGGTTGCCCGTGGCGTTGGCAACAATCCAGATACGTTCCCTGATGTGGGGAGCGCCAACGTCAACCGCTCCGACAATCCCCCATCTCGCATCATACCCCATCGAGGCAAGATCACCGAGGACTCGGGTAAGTCCACGTCGAACAAGCAACGGTGAGTTTTCCACGAGGACGTAGCGGGGTCGTACCTCTTGAATAATTCTCGCCATTTCACGCCAGAGGCCGGAACGCTCGCCTTCGATGCCTGCCCCCCGTCCTGCTGCGCTGATGTCCTGACACGGGAACCCGCCTGACACCACGTCAACACAGCCTCGCCACGGCTTTCCATCAAAGGTGCAAACGTCATCCCAGATCGGGAAGGGCGGGAGAACCCCCTCATTCTGTCGCTGGACAAGTACGCTTGCGGCATAGGGGTCTCGCTCGACGGCACAGACGGTCCGCCACCCGAGGAGCTTTCCCCCGAGGATTCCTCCGCCTGCACCTGCGAACAATGCGAGTTCTCGAAGTCCGCCATCAACGCCCGACTGATCAGCCATGCCATCACTCACTCCTGAAAAGGCATTCCCAACGTCAGCATCTGGGAAAGTCGCCACTCTCTTAGCTTTTCCCAGTCGCGTTCGTCAATGATCTTCTCCAGCGTCTTCAGCCGCAGTGCCGACATGTCTGGTTTCGCCCGGCTCTCGCTGCAGCTTGTTCCGGCTGCCTCACGCTTCCGCCTGTCGGCTGTCGGCGTGAACGACTGCGGGCCGGCGCGAAGGCGCTTGTAGATGGTGCGTTCGCGGGTCATGTCCATTCCCTCCGTGCTTCCTCGACCAGCCCCCGAATCTTTTGAGGCGTCCGGATTGCCGTCCACACCTTTGCCTTATCCTCGCAGGCCAGCCTGCAAAACTCGAACTGCGCAACAATGATCGTCTCGTCCTCTTGCGGATCGTAGACAGCCCAGATGAATCGCCGGATCAGATACGAGGCCCCTCGCAGAACCACATCCCGCACGCGATAGCCGACCAGCCGGGGCGGGATGCGCTTCATCGCTGGCCCTCCAACACCTGCCGGATCGCGTCGGGGTCGCCCGCCTCGACACGCTGATATAACCTGTCTGCCGCCCGCCACTCCTCCAATGCTCGCCTCTCTGCAATTGCCGCCTCCTCTAGCGACAGGTCCGCTTCATCCATCCTGGCCTTGGCAATCTCCATCGCTAGTTCTCGGTCGGTCATGGTAGTTCCTCCAAAACATATTGAATTGTGTCGAGGTCGCCGGATTCGACTTCATTCCAGAACCTTTCAAGCTTCATGCACGTGGCATGTGCTGCGAACACTGCCTTACGTGCTTCGTTATATGCTCGACTCGCCTCCTCTTGCTTGGCTAGGACAATCTGCTTTGCCCGCTCCTGGTCGGTCATTGCTGGCCCTCTTCGTGAATCTGCTCGGCTAGTCCCCGCATCACTGCGATGATCTCCCGCCGATGCTCGGGTCTGATGTCCGTCGCACCCGCCGGGATGTGCTGCTCGTCGTATTGAAGTTCGGTCACACTGACTGTCACCTTGACCGCAAACAGCCGCCCGTTCGTGCGGTAGGTACCGCATCGCTCGTAGGTCACTTTGCGTCCTCCTGGAAAGTTTCGCCGGGGCATGCCCGCATCATGAACCGCATCGAGGGGTTCTCGGCCCACATCGCCGCCCGCCATTGCCGCCGTTCGTCGCCGAGGACGTCGCCCAGGTGGATCTCGGCGGATCTCTGGCAGCCGGGGCAGTCGGTGTCGCGTCGGGCCAGACGGTCCATCACATCGATCCCGGCCGCTCGGAGCTGAGACGCTGCCGTGTAATGGTGGCTGTAGTAGGGCGGGGTCTTGGCGAACACCGGCAATTGACTGGCCGCGAATGCCGCGTTCCACAGATCACACCACGGGCAGGATTTCTCACCGGCTCCGGCGTTTTGGTTGCTCTGGGGGGCTGTGCTCATGGTTCCACCGGCACATCTTCGAGGAGCCGCCACGCCTCAGATTCAAGTTCGGCTTGGGTCTTTGACAGATACGCTCCACTTAGGCTGATCCATCGGATCGGACCATCTTCGGTGAACAGCATCTCTGTCATGGTGACCAGTGCACGTCGGTTATTCACCTTGCTTTGTTGGACGATCACGTCTCCCACTTTCCATGGTCTGCTCACTTTTTCACCTTCGGCTTGGCCTGCACTACCCGCACCTCGACGGTGGCAAGGTCTGCAGGCTCCTCCTCCGACTCCAGCAGGATGTAGTCGCCGAAGTCCAACGGCAGCTTCTGGCCGATGTACTCGATGTCGCCGTCTTGTGGGGGCTCGGGTGCGGCCTGTGTGAATAGGGTTTTCTGTCGCTTGCTCACGACTCTTCCTCCCGCATCAACTCAGCCATCGCTGCCGGATCACACGACCCGAGTT